GACATAATTCAAAAATCATTTCGTTAACTAAACCGCTTGCGTATTGCTTAGCTACATAATTAATTTTATTTATTTCAAATTTAGCGTTTAAATTAATAGCAATGTCAATAATTTCTATTGTGTCAACTCTTTTATTTGATCGCATTTTGAATTTATCGCCGATTTTTGCGTTGTTAATTTTTTGAAAATTTTCAATTTCACTATTTATTTTATTTTCTAAATTGTTCATATATTTGTTTTTTTAGTTAATATTAATTTTGATTTTTTTGATCGATCAGCTCAAACACGCTGTATTTTGCATAATGAGCAGGATAGCCGGATTTTTCGAGATCTTGTTTAAGATCTGTATTAAGAATTGTGATGATTGCGAGAGTTGAGTAAATAAAGTTTTTCATAATATTATTTTTTAAAAGTTAAAAGAAATTCGAGAAAGAAAAATGTAAAGCAGATAAAAAGCGGTAAAATTTCGTATTTAATGAGCATTACGCAAGTTGCGAAGCTGAAGCAAAATAGAATTAGTCGATAAATAATTAAGTCTTTCATATAGTTTGTTTTTTTAAGTTAGTTATTAAATTAATTTTCAATTTAATTTCTAAAAACAATCTTAAACGACTAATTTTAAGTTGTCAAGAATTATTTTTAATTGTTTCAAAAAAAGAAAAAAGAGGGTTAAGAGCTAGAGATAGTAAGACAAACAAAAGAAAGAAAATAAGAAAATAAAAAATAATTTAAAATAATTAAAAAAATATTTGACATAAAAAAGATAAAAGATTGAGATATTAGAAATTAACAAAAGTTATTAAGAATTGTTAAGAGTTAATAGCAAAGTAGAGTTTTTAAAAGTCAAGAAAATTATTTTAATTATTTTTGATTGTGCCAAAAAAGCTCAATCAGCCAAAATCAAGCCTCCAAAAATTAGTTTGGGTCGATGAGATCAATAAAATCAATGATGCTTGCAAAATAAAATTTTTGTGCTAAAATATTTAATATTAAATATTAAAAGTTGATTAAATACTTAAATTTAAATAAAAATTTATTTATAAAAAATAGTCATAGTATTTTTTTTTGTAAAAAAAATACGCTCCCCTTGATGAAGTCAAGGGGCGGGGGGGATTAGAAAGAAGTTAACAAGATAAATAAATTTAAATTTAAGATATAGATTTAACAAAGTCTTTGTTAAAACAAAGACAATTTAATATTTATGTTATTAAAATTTTTGACGCGATAGTTGCGTCTTTTTGAAAAAAGACAAAAAAACAAAATGGAAATTGAACAAATTTTAGAACAAGAGTTAGAAAAATCTAAGCTTATTGAAAAATTAAAAATCATATCAAAAAAACCAACAATTAAAATTCGAAAAAAAAGATTTACAAGAAAAAGAATTGCTTTGATTAATTTATTTGCTCGAAAAAGTTTGAAAAAAAATCTAAAAAATGTTTATAAATTTTAAAAAAGTAGTTGACAAATAGAAAGATGGGTTGAATAGTTAAAGAGTTCATCATCTAAATATCACGCGCGTAAATAAATTTAAAAAAAAATGCACGATTTAAAAGACATAAAAAAAAAGGAATTATCTAAAGCTGATTCTTTTAAACTTCTAAACGATAATCTTGAATATGTTTTAAAAAAAATTAGCAATAATATTAGTTATGCTTCTATCGCTAAAGAATTTAATATAAATGTAGCCAATCTTTGTTTCTTTCTAAATCAAGATGAAATTCGCGAAAAAAAAGAAATTGCTTTAAAAATTGCGTCTTATGTATTACTTGAAGATGCGGTAAATGAATTGCACAAGATAGAAGATGAAGCACATAACGCCACAGTGCGTAGACAATGCGAATTATACAACCATAAAATTTACATCGCTAAAATAAAAAATCGTAAAGAGCTAGATTTAAACTATCGCGAGGAAAAAGCAGAAACTAATAATAATATTATAACCCCGCAACTTACTCTTAAAGTTGTGAACAATTCAGAAAATCAATTAAAATTAGAAAGCGATCAAGATTAATTAAAAAAAATAATCAAATGAAAATAATTTTTTCAGTAATTGCACTAAACTTATTAATTGCAAATTAAAATTATTGAATGTTAAATAATGTTGTAAACTTCGAACTTCAAGAAAAACAATCAATTTGTTGGACTTCGCCAGCAACTGAAATTCTATACGGTGGCAGTGCAGGTGGCGGTAAGTCTCATGCTATGCGAGTTATTGCGATAATGCTCGCTTTCAGTGTTCCAAATATTCAAATTTACTTGTTTCGCCGAATATTTGCTGACTTGATTAAAAACCATGTTGAAGGCTCTACGGGCTTTCGTGCGTTGCTTTCGCCTTGGATCAAGCAAAAACAAGTAAAAATAACTGAGGAGGAAATTACGTTCCAAAATGGGGCAAAAATTTATTTGTGTCATTGTCAACATGAAAAAGACGTTATCAAATATCAAGGGGCGGAAATGCAAGTGATCTTGATTGATGAGCTAACACATTTCACCGATAAAATTTATAAATTCTTAAGAGGTAGGGCGAGACTCGGCGGACTTGATATTCCAGATAATTTAAAGCATAAACTCCCGTTAATCTTATGCGGTAGTAATCCCGGCGGGGTAGGTCATGAATTTGTAAAACAAATGTTCATTGATAATTGTAAACCGTTCCAAGTTCGCAAAATGTCAAACGAGGAGGGGGGAATGTTGCGTCAATATATTCCTGCAAAACTTTCCGACAATCCAATTTTAATGCAAAATGATCCACTATATAAAGATAAGTTGTTGGGTTTAGGTGGTGCATTAGCAAAAGCAATGTTAGACGGCGATTGGGATGCTATCGAAGGGGCTTATTTTGAAACTTTTGACAAAACAAAGCACATAATTGAGCCCTTCACTATTCCTGCCGAGTGGTATAGAATTAGGGCGTTTGACTGGGGTTACTCTCGCCCTTTTTGCGTGCTTTGGGGTGCAGTGTCGGACGGCTCGCTTGTTGATTGTGGAGGTATAAAAAGAAGCTTTCCAAGGGGTTCAATTATTGTTTATCGAGAATTTTACGGTTGCACTGGCAAGCCTAATGAAGGCTTAAAAATGGATGTGCCAGAAATTGCAAAAATAATTAAAGAATTGCAGATTGGCGAAAAAATAAACGAGATGCGAGCTGATCCGGCGATTTTTGATGTTTCAACAGGTTCATCAATTGCCAATCAATTTGAAAAAGAAAAGATTGGTTGGCTTCCAGCTGATAATAAAAGAGTAGCGGGCTGGCAACAGATAAGGGCAAGATTAACGGGCAATGAAGATAAACAAGCTATGTTATATATTTCTAAGCACTGCCAAAATCTGCTTAGGACTTTACCGCTTATGCAATATGATAAAACGAAGCCCGAGGATTTAGACACTAACTTAGAAGATCATGCTGTTGACACATTGCGTTATCTATGTATGGCTAAACCAATTGTCCTTACTATACCTAAGCCACCAGAAACTATTGAGGAGAACATAAAAAATCAATTTGCGGTTCAAACTTATATTTCTAACATAAAAAAACAAAATTTATTATTGACAAGAAAAAAATTATAATTATTTTGAACTCATGGCAAAAACAAATGGAATTGAAACACAGGCAGATTTAACACAAAAGACAGGTAAAGCTGGGCTTATTGATATCTGGCGTCGAGAGCTTGAAAATGCTATTGAATATCACAAAGACTCAAAAAAGACTTCAAAAGAATACTACGAGATTTACGAGAACCAAGAAAAAAGAAACATGAGAAGCACGGACTACTCAATTTTCTGGGCGAACACTCAAACATTACGCCCCTTACTATTCTCTAAGTTACCAAAGTCAAATATCACCCAAGCAAATTATAATGATAGTAACATTGCAAGAATCGCTAGCGAATTGGTCGAAAGGGTCATTAATTATTTTTTAAAAGAAAGTAATGCGGAAAATGAGTTTGAAAAAACAAGAGATAGTTACTTGATTAAAGGAATTGGAATACCAAGGGTTGTCTTTATCCCTAGCGAGCCAATCGAAAAAATCGAAAAAATCAAAGTCAAGGTTAAAAAAGAAAAACCAGAAAAAGAAGATGAGGATGAAAAAGACAATGAAGATGAGATGACTAGCGACAAAGAAGAAGATAAGGCTGAAGGTGAAAATGATGACTATGAGGAAATTGACAAAGAAGAAAAAAGCTATTATGTTGATGATAGCAAAAAAAATATAGAGATTGAATTTGTCGATTATGCGAATTTCTTAAAATCAACTGAAAAAGAATGGAAAAAATTACGCTGGGTTGCTTTTAAAAAATATTATTCAAGAAATGAATTAATAGAGACTTTTGGAGAAGCTGGGAAAAAAGCACCGCTTACTTCTAACAAATATGAGATGTTAAAAGAATCGGAAGATGAACTTTACAAACTTTGCGAAGTCTGGGAAATCTGGGATAAAGAAAATAGAATGGTTCATTTTATTACATTAGGAGGAGATGGTTTTGTTTTAGATACAATTGAAGATCCATACAATCTTAAAAATTTCTTCCCGATCCCGCAATGTATGGGGTTGAATGACAGTTTATGTTCATTAATGCCAATTCCGTTATATAGACATTACAAAGGATTAGCTGAGGATTTGGAGAAAATTCATAATAGAATTTCTGCACTGATTGATCAATTAAGATTTACAGGTCTTTATACTTCACTTGCCGAACAAAAAGATGTTGAAAATTTAATGAATGGCGATGACGGCGAATTTTCAGCTATTCAAACAACCGCAAATATTGACGATGCAAGAAAATTAGTATTGTTTAAGCCAATTGTCGAAATCGCTAACACAATTGCCTCATTAAGAATAGAAAAACAACAAAAAAAGATTGATATACAAGAAATTACCGGCATCAGTGATATTGTAAGAGGTCAAACAGTAGCTAGTGAAACCGCTACAGCACAACAATTGAAAGGTAATTTTGCAATTAGCAGAATACAACCTTTGCAAAAAGAAGTTGAGTATACAATTAGAGACACTATTAGAATTTTAGCGGAATTAGCAGTCGAAAAATTCACAATGAAAGAATTAATGTTAATAACCGGACTTCAATTATTCGATGTTGAAACAATTAGCGAAGCAACTAAGATTAAGATTGAGGACATGAAAAACGAAGCTATCCAATTATTAGACATAAATGATCCGCAAAAAAATGAAAAAATCCAACAATTGACAATGCAAGCTCAAATGGGTTATGAAAAAACAATGAGCGATATTCAAGAGAAATTAAAAGGCTTTGCAATTGAGTTAAAAGATGTTGGTGAACTCGAAAAAATGTTAAAAAATGATAAACTCCGTTGCATTAATATTGACATTGAGACCGATAGCACAGTAAGAATTGATCAAAACCAAGAAAAACAAGAAAGAATTGCTTACATTACTACAATTTCTAATATGGTCAATGCTATGGCTCCCGTTGTTCAAAGTGGGGTTATATCTAAAGAAGCACTTAACGAATTTATAAAATTTGCAAGTAAACCGTTTAAAGTTGGTAGAAATTTAGAAAATTATTTAGATGGCGGTAAGGATCAAAGCCAGCCGACAGCTAGCGAAATGATCGCCCAAGCTGAAATGCAGTTAAGAGAAAAAGAATTAGCATTAAAAGAACAAGAAATTTTTGGAAACTTACAAATCGAACAACAAAAGGTCGATGTCCAGAAAGCCAATTTATTAAATCGTCAAAATGAGTTTGAACAAAAACTCGAATTTGAGGATGTAAACAAACAAGCGGATCGGGAAAGTAAAAGACTTGATATGAAAGTTAAGGCTGGAACTGAACTTATTAATGATAGAATCCGCAACGCTAACCAACCAACATTTATTTAATTATGTTAAAAAAAGGAACTTCAAAAAAAACAATTTCTGCCAACATTAAAAAGGAAATGAAAGCAGGAAAGCCTCAAAAACAAGCTATTGCCATTGCTTTGTCTAAAGCTGGTAAATCTAAAAAGAAATAGCAATGAAAAAAGGTTTATACGCAAATATTCACGCCAAAAGAGAAAGAATAAAAGCTGGATCAGGCGAGAAAATGAGGAAAGTTGGTGCAAAAGGTGCACCAACTGCCAAAAACTTTAAAGAAGCTAAAAAAACTGCAAAAAATGGCAAAAAAATCAGTTAGTTTAAGTATTGGTCGAGGTGAGAAATCCAAAACGGGAGGACTTACTGCTAAAGGGCGTGAAAAATATAACAAAGCAACTGGAAGCAATTTAAAGCCTCCAGTTAGTAGAGAACAAGCTCAAAAAAGCCCAAAAGCCGCCGCAAGGCGAAAATCTTTTTGTGCGAGAATGTCCGGAGTTCAAGGACTAACTAGTAAGAACGGTAAACTTACCCGCAAAGGTTTAGCTTTAAAAAAATGGGATTGTTAATTTTTTTATGAAACAAAGATTAGTTTACGAAAATGGTGAGGCAAAGTGGATACCTCACGACAAAAAAGAAATAAAGCCAAGAGACGGTCTAAAAGAAGATTTAACTGTCGATGGCTATATAAAAAAGTATGGTAGTATTGAGTTTAAAGGCAAACACTACGATACTAAACAAAGTTACATGAACGCAATTAAAAGTTCAGGTTGTGTAATAAAAGATTGGTAGAAATTTTTTTAAAAATTTGTATTGACTTTTAATTTTATTAATATATTTTAAATTTATGACAAAACAACAGTTTAACGATCAGTTAATGAGTATTATTCAAGAACATTTGCCTAAACAAGAAGACGATGAGTCAATTGGGCAAAATGACACTCAAGAAGATCAAACTGTTAATGAAACACCAAAAGAAGATGAAACCAAGAGTGATGAGAGCGAAAGCCAAAATGAAGTAAACATTGATAAAGAATTATCAGGTTTACCAAAAGAATTGGTCGAAGCTGTCAAAACATTTAAAGACCCTGAAGACAGGGCAAAAGCAATTAAAATTGCCAAAGAACAGCGTGCAAGAGAAGACAGGCTACATTTACAACTTGGCAATACAAAAAAAGAGCTTGACAATGTTAGCGGCTTGTTACAAAGAATTGAAACAAACCCCGCTGAAACATTTAAAGCATTAGCAAAACGAGTCAATTTTGACTTGAGACAAGCTGTAGATGAACCTGTTCAGGATGATTATTTAACCCCTGAAGAGCTAATCAACAAAAGAGCTAAAGATATACAACAACAAACCTACTTAACTTATCAACAAGAATTAAATCAAAGAGAAGCTAAAGAATTATTAGCGGATTTTTTAGAAGATAAACCAGACGATACATTGATTTATGATAATCAATCAGTTTTTGTTAGTTTTTTCAATGAAAATATTGCCAAAAAACAACAAGAGTTAGGTGAATCTTATATACCTAAAAAATTCAAAATGCAAGCTATGAAAGACGCTTACGAGAAGCTAGAAAGATTGCAACCTGATTATGAAACAAAAATCAAGGCAAAAATCAAAAAAGAACTCGAAGAAACTAGCAAGGCGAAATTTGAAGAAGCTAAGAAGCAACAAAAAATTTCAAAACCAATTGCAAATTCTAATAAATCATTAACAACTTCAGAGTTAATTTATCAAATGGTAAAAGATTTTAGTAGGGCAAATAAATAAATTTTATGCCAGCAAATACTGATTTTACATCGCTGATCTCTTCAACACTAGACGCTTACATTAAAAACGAAGTGACTAGCCAAGTTATCGGCAACAACGCTTTGTTAAGAATTTTACAAAGCAAGGGCAATATTGTTCACGAGGTGGGCGGAACTAACTTTAGAGAAAATATTCGCTACAGTGCGAACTCTACCGTTAATTGGCAGAATCCAACTGACATTATTGATACAACTCCGCAAGATGAATTTTCAACTGCGGTTTTCTCTCAAAAATTCCTTTCTGCAGCTTATATAATTACTATTCAAGAAAGATTGCAAAACGCAGGAAACAGTTTAATCTTTAACTTGATAAACGAAAGATTAAAAGGACTCTTAGGCGACCTTAAAAACGCCGTAGGAGCTGCACTTTTTGATGATGGAACTGGCTCTAGCGGTAAAACTCTTGGAGGTTTACAATTGTTGATTGCTGACGATCCAACTTCAGGAACAGTTGGTAACATTAACCGTGCAAACAACGCTTTCTGGAGAAACCAAGTTTATGATTTTTCAACTTCTGCTGGTGGTAATGCTTCCGCATCTAATATCCAAGCTGGTATGAACAAATTATATCTTGATTGTCAAGTTCAAGAAAATTCAGTTCCTGACTTAATTATTGCCGACGCAAACTATTTTGGTTTTTTTGAAAATTCTTTACAGCAAATTCAAAGAATCACCAATACTAATGACGGTGTGTTAGGTTTCCAAAACTTAGCTTATAAATCTTCTTCAGTAGTTTACGATCCTAATACTCCAGCAAATCACATGTATTTTATCAACACTGATTATATAAAGCTTAAGCATTTAAATAACCCATTATTTACTCAAGAATCAACACAGCGTCCAATTAACCAATTGACCTATGTAACTCCTGTTTATTTATATGGAAACTTAACTATCAACTCTGCTAGAGTTCATGGTGTTGCTAAAAACTAATTTTTAAAGGAGAATATTATGTCAAAATTTATATCAATTGAAGCTGATGTAATCAATCAAAAGATTGACGAAACATCAACTACTCAAAAACATACTTTAGGTAAAATTATCCAAGCCGAAGATAGAGATACTACTTTATATGGTCAAGGTGAGTTTATTTACTTAAAAGGTGTTGCATCAACAGCAATTGGTGAGCCTGTCATTTATGATTTAGATGCCATGACATCAACTAGAGCTGTTGCTGGATCGCGAGGAAGTATTGCAATTGCAATGTCGGCGAATGTTGCCAATCAATATGGTTGGTATCAAATAGCGGGAACAGCTGTTGTTAAAACAGGAACTGTTGCTGCCAATGCCGTCGGTTACCTAACAGCAACCGCAGGAACTTTAGATGACGCAGTTGTTTCTGGTGACAAAATTGATAATTTAAAATTTATCACTGCTAACGGAACACCGTCTGCAGGTTTTGCACTAGCTCAAATTAACCGACCATCTGCTAATGGAAATGGCTAATTTTATCATCTAGGGGGGCTAAAACCCCCTTAGGTTTAACTTAAAATAATAAAAAAATGAAAAATATCGTTATCGCAATTAATGAAGAAAGAATAAAAGAAAGAGATGGAAATTATATCCAATTCTTTGACAAAAAGAAACAAATCACTAATGAAGATTTGCAAACAATAGCAGTTAACAGGCAAGGAGTTCCTCTCGAAAAAAACGAGAAGCCAGTTTATGATCTTTATATAGAAATTACAAATGAAGGCGATCCTTATGCCGTTGTAACAAAAAAAGTTGAAGGTAACGAAAAAGTAGTTAATCTTGCGGGCGGAGCAAGAAAAAGAATAAACTTAAAAGATTATTATAGCACTGCTTACAAAAGATATTTAGAAAGACAAGAGCAGTCAGATGGTGTTAATAATGATTTAAGAGCTGAACTCGAAAAACTTAAAGCAGAAAATGAAGCTTTGAAAAATCAAAAACCTTTATCAAAAAAAGAATTAAAGGCTTTAGAAAAAAAACAAAGCGAAAATGAATTAACTGAAACAATTGAAAATGATTTAGAATAATGAGTTTGTTAAGTATTTGTCAAGACATTTTAAATGAAACAAAATCATCATCAATACCGGCTGTTATTATTGGTAATAATGATGATGTTGCTAAGCAAATACTTCAAGCTGTTAAAAATTCAATTATAGAATTATCCAGAGGTTATCAGTGGCAGGAACTTCAAAAAGAATACACTTTTGCAAGTGTTATTTCTCAAGCAAATTATAGTTTGCCTAGCGATTTTGATAGATTAGTCAATGATACCTTTTGGAATCAAGATCGGCACCGAGCTTTGATTGGTGCAACAACTGCTGAAATTTGGCGAATTTTAAAAGACTCTGCAACGCTTGGCGTAGGTGTTGAAGAGTTTTATAGAATTAGAAATAATGAAATTGTAATTCATCAAACACCAACAGCTATTGAAAATTATGTTTTTGAGTATATAACTAAAAACATTGTTAAAAGCTCAACTGATACACCTCAAACAGGTTTTTTAGCCGATACAGATATTCCAGTAATAGACGAATATATTGTCAAACTAGACGCAACTTGGAGATGGTTGAAAAACAATGGAAGAGCCTACGCCGAAGAAAAAATAACTGCCGAAAAAGCGATTGCCGAAAGAATTAAGGTTAATGGCTCAAGAGGTAAAATAAACGCACCTCTAAATGATGTGTGGAATGTCCAAATTAGCACTATTAAACCAATTAATTACGCTTCTTAATGTTAAATGTAAGAACAAGTCCAGCAGTATTACAGGAAAGAAACGGGCAAGCTATGCGTGTAAATATACCGTCACCCTATGGCGGTTTAAATACAAGAGATAGTGAAAGCGTAATGGAAGCTACAGACGCAATAGTTTTAGAAA